AACAGCAAAAGATCGTACTAAACAAGCCTTTAATAATATTAGAGGTGGATTAGCTGGATTAAAAAATGCTGTGTTTAGTTTAAGAGGTGCATTTGTTGGTTTAGGTACAGGTTTAGTAATTAAATCATTTATTAGTACTGGTAGAAGTGTTGAAGATTTACAAGTTAGATTAAAAGCTTTATTTGGTAGTGCAGAAGAAGGTGCAAAAGCTTTTCAAGTAATGTCAGATTTTGCTGGTAGAGTACCTTTTTCATTAGAACAAATCCAAGCGGCATCAGGTAACTTAGCAATCGTTGCTGGAGATTCAGAGAGACTTTCAAAAATTTTAGAAATAACTGGTAATGTTGCGGCGGCAACAGGATTAGACTTTCAACAAACTGCTGAACAAATACAAAGATCATTTGCTGGTGGTATAGCGGCGGCAGATGTATTTAGAGAAAGAGGTGTTAGACAAATGTTAGGTTTTTCTGCTGGTGCAACTGTATCTGCTGAAGAAACTATAAAAGCTTTTCAAAAAGTATTTGGTAAAGGCGGAGAATTTGGAGATGTAACTGATGATTTAGCAACTACATTTACTGGTACTTTATCAATGCTTGGAGATAAATTATTTAATTTTAAAAGAGATGTAGCTGGTGCTGGATTCTTTGATGAACTTAAAAAAGAATTTAAAGCATTAAATGAATTTATAGAGCAAAATTCAGCAGACTTTGAAACTATTGGTAGAGTTATAAGTAAAGTTTTAACATTTGCAGTTAAAGCTTTTGCTGGTGCAGTTAGAGCAGTTGGAAACGCAACAGGTTTTATAAAAAGACAAATAGAAGAAATAAAAAGATTATTAGGATTTGAAGTACCTTTTATTGTTGATATTGAAAAAGGTAAAAAAGTAATAAAAGAAGTTAATTTTGATTTAGTTAAACAAAAATCTTTATTTGAAAAAATATCTGAAGAAATCAAAAAACTAAATGAAAGTTTTAAAATAGAAAAAGAAATAGTTGGTCAAATAAGATCAGGAGTTCAAGGTGTTTCTAAATCTATTGCAGAGTCTATTGTTTTAGGTAAAGAATTAAATGCAACATTTAGACAATTAGCACAACAAATATTAATTAACATTATTTCTAAAACTATTGAAAGAATAGCTTTATTAGGTATTGAAAAAATATTATTAAAAGACATCAACAAAGAAGAAGCTGAAAAAGATAATTTAATTAGAAAACAAAACACTAATTTAAAAAGACAAATATTTTTAAATATGTTAGCTGGTGGTTCTGGTGGTGGTGGATTACCTTTTATGGCTAAAGGTGGTGCTGTATCAAAAGGAAAGCCTGTTGTAGTTGGCGAAAGAGGTGCAGAATTATTTATACCAAATCAAACAGGACAAATAACACAAAATGCTAGAGGTACAGGTGGTGGTGCAACTACAGTAAACTTTAACATCAATACTTTAGATGCTTCAGGTTTTGATGAGATGTTAATTAGAAACAGAGGAACAATAACACAAATCATTAACAATGCAGTTAATGAGAGAGGTAAAGGTAGTATAATTTAATGTCAGGTGCTTTTCCAATATCTACAGCTAAGTTTCAATCATTAGGAATTAAATCAATTCAGAATACAATTATATCTAAATCACAATCTGGTAAGAAACTTGCAAGACAAATAGATGGTCAAAGATTTGCATTTACAGCTAGAGTGATTGTTGCAAAAAGATCAGATGTTTATGGAGAATTGATGGCCTTTATAATCAAACAAAGATCAGGCAAAGAAAACTTTACGATTGTCCCACCAGAAATTGAAGATGCTAGAGGTTCAGAAACATCTGTTATTTCTGTTAGTGGTTCACACACAGCTGGAGATACTACAATCACAATAGATGGTTTTGGTGCTAATGAAGCTGGAAGGTTAAAGGCTGGAGACTTTATAAAATTCGCATCACATAACAAAGTTTATATGGTAGTAGCAGATGTAACACCAAGTGGTGGGTCAGCTACAGTTACTATTGAACCACCTATAACATCAAATTTAGCAGATAACGAAGTAGTTACTTATGACAATGTTCCGTTCACAGTGCATTTAACTAATGATGTTCAAGAGTTTGGTGTAGTTGGTGCAGATAAAGATGGTAATGCTTTATATCAGTACGAGTTTGATGTAGAAGAAGCTCTTTAATGAAAAAATATAAAATAACCCATAAGATAACAGCTGATTTTATTGCTGAAGCTATAGTAAACGAAGATGAGATTGATAGCAGTATTAACGATCTAAAAGAATATAACAAACCTAATAGCAAATTCGATTTTACTATGTTAAAAGGTACGGAAACAGTAACACAAACAACTTACGAAGAATATGACGAGAAGCCTAACAACAGCGATAAAGAACGCATTAGCAACAAATGATATTAGACCTGTACACCTTATCTCTATTGGCTTCAGCACTGCTGTTAATATTACTGATTGTTCCTTTTCTTTAACATCATCTGTATCAGGTTCTTCAATTACATACGATTCAAGCGATTTTATCTTAGGTATATCAGACTTTACAGAAGAAGTAGATATATCAAAAGCTAGTTTAAAATTAACTCTATCAGGTGCAAGTACAACATTTATTTCTACAGTATTAAATGAGAATGTAGCAAACGATAGTGTAGATATTTATAGAGGATTATTAGATAGTTCAAATGCTTTAATTTCAGACCCAATATTACTTTATAAGGGTAATATAGAAAACTTTACAATCCAAGAGTCAGATACTTCTTCAAATGTAGTTTTATCTATTGTATCTCATTGGGCAGACTTCGATAAAAAGAATGGTCGTAAAACAAATCCTACTTCACAACAAAGATTTTTTAGTGGAGATAAAGGAATGAATTTTGCATCTCAAACTGTAGAAGATATTAAATGGGGTAGACCATAATGCAAGATATTATAAATTTATACAGAAATTTTGATAAATATAATAATCTTTCTGATGATGAGTTAAAGCTTTATTTACAACCTAGTATAAAATTAAAACAATACAAAATACATTATGATAATAACGAAACAATAGGCTTTACTAATTGGGCTTATTTATCTGATAGATCGCAAAAAAATTTTATAAAAGAAGGATTTATAAATCCTGATGAATGGAAATCAGGAAATAACTTATGGCACATTGAAACAATATGCAAAAGAAACTTACATAAAATTATTAAATGGACTAAAAAATATTTTAGTGATCATTATGGAGTCGGTAAAGCAATAAATTGGTTAAGAGTTGATAATGATACATTTATTAGAAATGTAGTTAAAATTCACACAAAAGAGAGTTGGTCGTAATGGGTGGTATAGTTAGATCAGTAAAAAAATTCGTAAGCCCTGTAGTTAGTTTTTTAACAGGTGGAAATCCACTTGTAACATTAGCTGGTAGTTTATTTTTAGCATGGGCTTTAAGACCAAAAGTTCCTGATGTTCCTGATTTTGGAACAGATGAAATGGAAAATTTTGAGAGAGGTCTTTTAATAAACAAACAATCTAATGACGCAAATATACCTGTAGTTTATGGAGAAAGACTTATTGGTGGAGTTCGTACTTTCTTATCTACGTCAGGAACAGACAATCAATATTTGTATATGGCCTTAGTTCTTTGTGAAGGAGAGATAGACAGTATACAAGAATTAAGAGTCGATGACAAAGTAGTTACATTAACAGCCGCTTTAACACATGGAACAGTAGTAAACGTAGCAGATGACGATAGTAATTTTTATAAGAGTGGTCAATCACACATAAGAGTTCAGGCTTTTATGGGAAAAGATAATCAAACTGCATCATCAGTATTAGACCCAGCATCAGGGTGGGGTTCTAATCACAGAAATAGAGGTTTAGCATATTTAGCTTTAAGGTTTAAATGGAATCAAGATATATTTTCTTCTATTCCAAAAGTACAAGCTAAAGTCAGAGGTAAAAAAGTAGTATCATACAATTCAAGTTTAGTTGCACAATCAGCATCTTTTACAAGAAATCCAGCTTGGTGTATTTTAGATTATCTAACAAATACTAGATATGGAAAAGGTCTAGCAACATCAGAAATAGATTTACAAAGTTTTTATGATGCATCGGTTGTCTGTGATACTGAAGTTGAACCATATTCAGGTGGAAGTAATATAAAAATATTTGAGACTAATGGTGCATTAGATACATCAAGAACATTAATTGATAATCTTAGAGATTTAATCAAAGGCTGTAGGGGTTATATTCCATATTCACAAGGTAAGTATGGTTTAGTTATTGAAACAACAGGCACAGCATCAATAACATTAACAGAAGATGATATTATAGGTGGTTATTCTTTGTCAATGCCACAAAAGAATGAAAGATATAATAGAGTTATTTGTAGTTTTGTTAATCCTGATCGTAATTTTCAAGTAGATGAAATTCAATTTCCACCATTAGACGATAGTGGTTTACCAAGTGCAGATCAACACGCAACAATGAAATCAGAAGATGGAAATATTTTACTTGAAGGCAGATTTTCTTTTCCAACACTTACAAATAAATTTCAAGCAGAGGAAATGGCTGAAGTAATATTGAGAAGATCAAGACAAGCTTTAACTGTTGCAGTAAATGTTTCTTTTAAAGGTTATGAATTAAATATTGCTGATATAGTAAATATTACACACGCATCATTAGGATTTTCTGCAAAACCATTTAGAGTTTTAGGTATTACATTTAATGAAGATTATACTGTTGGATTAAGCTTAGTCGAACACCAAGACGCACACTATACATGGGCTACAAAAGAACAAGCAGAAGCAGTACCAACTACAAGTTTTCCAAATCCATTTAGTATTGAACCACCAGCATCAGTTACACTTACAGATGATCTAGTCGAGTACAATGACGGAACAGTTATTACAAGATTAAATATTGAGATAGGTGCGTCTACCGATAATTTTGTTGAAGAATATGAGGTAGAGATGAGACAAGACACAGATAGAAATGGCGATGCTATTACAGATAATTTTAGAGTTGTTAGTAGAGGTATTGCACTTAGACACCAAGTAATTAACGTAATTGATAATGCCACTTATACTATTCGAGTTAGAGGTAGAAATGGTGTAGGGGCAAGATCAACATATGTAGCAGAAGCTAGACAAATTATAGGTCAAACAGCAGTTCCATCAGATGTAGAAAACTTTAGTATTAATGTTGTTGGAGATCAAGCAACTCTAGCATGGACAGCTATAACAGATTTAGACTTAGATTTTTATGTAATTAAATTTAGTACAGATACTACAAGCCCATCTTGGCAAAACTCAATCGACTTAATTCCAAGAGTAGGTAGACCAGCAACATCTGTAACATGTCCTTTACAAACGGGCGCGTATCTTATCAAAGCACAGGATAAATTGGGTAACCAATCATCTAATGAGACTATTGTAATTACTAATATTGCAACTACTAACTTTGTAAATATTCAAACAATTAACGAACATACAGCATTTAGTGGCACTAAAACAGGTGTTGAATTAATTACTAGAAATTCAACTAATTTTATTGGACTTACAGCTACAGGAACAGTAGGAGATACAGCAACTAGAGTTGGTGCATCAGGCACATATGATTTTAATAATACGATTGATTTAGGTGGTAAATTTGTTGCATTATTTACAGCATCGGTTACGCAGTTTATTGAAGATGTATCAGAAGTATTTGATAATGGTAGACCAACAGCTACAACTTTATTTGATGATGGACGACCTAATCCATTTGATGGTGTATCATCAGGTAAAGCACACACAATTTTAGAAGTTGCTACATCAGATGACAACAGTACATTTTCAGAATTTAAACCATTTATTGCTGGAGAACATATTGGTAGATATTTCAAATTCAGAGTTTTATTCACTTCAGACGATTTAAAAGGTAGAGCATTAATAAGTTCATTATCAGTAACAGCTAAATTATCTAAACGTAGAGAGGTTGATAATGATGTATCATCAGGCACAGGTGGAAAAGCTATTACATTTACTAATGCATTTAAGACAAATCCAGCAGTAGGTATTTCAGCTCAAAATATGGACACAGGAGATTATTACACAATAACTTCTAAAAGTACCACAGGGTTTACTATTGAATTTTTTGATTCTAGTGATACAAGTATAAACAGGACTTTTGATTACATCGCAGAAGGTCATGGTCAAGTTATAACATAGGAGATTTATTTTGAGTCAAGTAAGTACAACAGCAATAGGAAATGTAACATTCGCACAGTTTAGAACAAATCTAAACAATACTTTGGGTGCATTAAACTCAAATCATGTTGGTGGTTCACAACCAGCTAACGCAGAAACAGGTCAAATATGGATTGACAATTCTGTATCAGGTACATTAACAATGAAAATTGTAGATAGTGATGGACAAGATTTAACTTTATTCAGTTTGAATGAATCAACAAATGTCGTTACACTTCCTTCTACAGTAGCAATAACAGAGGTAGACCCAGACGCATTACCTTTAGCAATAGCACTAGGATAAATTATGGCAAATACATTTAAAGTAAAAACAAATGGTGCATTACCAACAGCTTCAGGAACAGCTGATACACTATACACAGTTCCATCTTCAACAACTTGTGTAATTATTGGATTAACACTTTGTAATATAAACACAACAGCAGTTACAGCTTCAGTATTAATTGAATCTGATACATCAGATACAGAAACAAATGAAAATGTAAATGTAGTTAAAGATATTCCAATTCCTGTAGGTTCTTCTGTTGAAGTTTTAACAGGTGGAAAATATGTTCTTCAAGCTACAGATGTTTTGAAAATAGATTGCTCTGTTGCCGCTAAGATAGATGCAACATTATCAATATTAGAAATAACATAAGGTTTTTAGATGGGATTTATTGGGAATACACCTACAAATCAATTCGTAAGTCTCAAGAGACAAGACTTGACAGGCGATGGTGGAAATACATACACTTTAGATTATTCCGTTTCGTCAGTTAATGATGTGGCGATTTTTATTAGTAATGTTCGACAAGATCCAGCAAACTACTCAATATCAGGCACTACACTAACTACTGCTGATAATGTAGAGGCAGATCAAAACTTTTATGTGATATTCTTAGGTCAAGGATTATCAACTCAAAATATTCCAGAAGATACTATCAATGGTAAAACTGCATTAACTACTTTAGCAAATGATGATGAGTTATTAGTTTATGATACAAGTGCTACAAGTTTAAAAAAAGTTACAAGAGGAAATTTAATTAGCGATGGTTCTATTCCAACTTCAAAACTTGGTGCTGGTGCTGTTTTACAAGTTGTTAGTGCTACAGATAGTACACAGAGAACAACAACTTCAACTTCTTATGTAACAGCATCTAATACATTATCGGTCAATATAACTCCTAGCTCAACATCAAGTAAAATATTCGTAGTGGTTTCATCTAATCTTGGCTTACCATCTGGTGCAAATGGTATTGCAACAATTTTTAGAGATTCTACAAATTTAGAACAAAATGCAACTTATGGTATGGCAAGAGCTTCAGCTTCAATAGGTGTACCTATGGTTATGAGTATTTTAGATTCTCCAGCAACAACAAGTGAAATAACTTATCAAGTTTATATTAAAGAAACTGCAGCTGTTGCAAATTTATCTTTAAATTGGAGTAATACCACTGGTTCTATAACAGCAATTGAAATAGCGGGATAAAATATGGAAGATACAGTAATTAAAGCAATATTAAAAATAAATCCAAATGCAGAAGTATCTGTAAGTGGTAATGATATTAATTCAATAGTTTGGGAAAACGGCACAACACCAATATCAGTTACAGATATTCAAGCAAAAATTACTGAATTAGAAAACGAATATAATAATAATGCTTATCAAAGAAATAGAGCATCAGAATATCCTTCTATTGAAGAACAATTAGATTTACAGTACCACGATCAAATTAATGGTACAACAAAATGGAAAGATAAGATAAAAGCAATTAAGGATAAATATCCAAAACCTAGTGAGGATTAATGGCAAACACACAAATACCAGCAAAAGGATTATCACAACCTAATCAATTTAGGAATCTGATTATTAACGGAGATATGAGTATCGCACAAAGAAGTACATCTGCAACTGGAATAGGTGGTAGCGACACATACCCAGCTATTGATAGAATAAGATTTTATTCTCAAGGTTCTCCAACTGGAAGATTTACAGTTTCACAGGAAACTTTATCTACATCAGATACACCCTATACACATGGGTTTACAAAATATATGAAGTTAGATTGTACTACTGCTGATACAGCTTTAACAGCATCACAAAGACATATGCTAATGCAAGGTATAGAAGGTCAAAATTTAACTTATATTAGAAAAGGTTCATCAAGTGCAAAAAAACTTACTTTTAGTTGTTGGATAAAATCTAATAAAACTGGCACAGTTACAGTAGAATTATTTGATGCTATAAATACAAGACAAATTTCAAAAACATTTACAATAGATACGGCAGATACTTGGGAAAAGAAAATTATAACTTACGAAGGTGATACAACTGGTACTATGACAAATGTTAATACTTCAGGTATTGATTTTGCAATGTGGATAGGTGCTGGAACAGATTATACTTCTGGTACATTAAGCACAACTTGGTCAAGCAATACTAATTCTAATAGATGTTCTTCTTCAAATATAAATTTTGCAGATAGTACAGATAATGAATTATTAACTACTGGTTGGCAATTAGAAGCTGCAGAAGTAGCATCAGAATTTGAGTTCTTACCAAATGCAATTAATGAAAACTTGTGTTTAAGATATTTTTATAAAGATGATTGTGATTTATTTATGTACACAAATAGAGTAAGTGATGCACCTAGAGCTGGACATAAACAATTTCCTGTTCCAATGAGAAGTGCACCTTCATTTACTTCAATTAGTGCTACAGAAATAAGTAATACAGCTATGACAGACAGTTCAAGATTTATGGCAACTTTTAGACAAAGTGGTAGCGATGGTTCTTTACCAAGATACAATTCATATAGTTTTAGTGCGGAGTTATAATGATTAATACAGTAGAAAAAGTATATTTTGATGGAGACTTTGTTTGTTATAAGGTAACTTATCAAGATAGTTCTGTTTTGCTAGTACCATTAAAAACAGACAACACAGACTATCAAGCTATACAAGATTGGGTGGCAGATGGTAACACAATAACAGACCCTAACGGAGATTAAAAATTATGCCTTATATAGGACGAGATACAGATAAAATAAGCAATGTAGAAAAATTAGATACATTGACATTTGATGGAAGTGAATCGTACACATTACAAAAAAATTCTGTAGACTTTGTTCCAACTTCGGCAAATGCAATTATTTTATCTATTGATGGGGTAGTCCAATATGGCAACTTTACTATATCAAACTCAACAATAGATTTTGATACAGCTATTGCATCAACTAGCACTTGTGATTTTGTTTTACATATTGGTGCTGGAATTATAACTGCACCTTCAGATGGCTCAGTAACAACTGCCAAAATACAAGATTCAGCTATTACAACAGCTAAGATAAATGCAAATGCTGTAACAAGTGCCAAGATGTTTTCTACATTTAAGAATGGTATTACAATGGTTAATCAATGGAGATTAACAGCAGACACTAACAGTGGTACTAATGCTGATGTTACTTCTAACTGGGAAAAAAACGACACATCAGGATATGCAAGTATAGGTTCAGATTTAACTGAATCATCTGGTATATTTAGTTTTCCATCAACAGGAGTTTATTATTTAAATTATATATTTAGTACATCTGTAGCTTCAAATGATACAGCTGTAGCTTTACTTATGTATTACACAGAAAACAATTCAACATATAATTTAATAGCAGATGCAAGAGATGGTGGAACAACTACTGGATCAAATGCAGGTGGTACAGCTTCATTTGTATTTAATATAACTGACACAACAAGTCAAAAATTTAAATTTACTACAAGTACATTTTCTACTGGTACATTTTTAAGAGGAGATACAAATTACAATAGAACGCATTTT